CGCTGACCCATGACCAACCCATTCACTCAATTCAAATATGCTTTTGAGTTTTGGGCTGCTGCTGTTTTTGGTATTTACTCTCAAGACTTTTATGACTGGAATGAATGGCTATTCCGCGACCCAAGATACACGCAAGAAAATCTTACGGGACGATTCTGGCAGGAAATAAACGAAGGCTGGGACTGGATGCAGCCTTACATGATTGAGCATCTTGCAGAATTTGATTCATGGGGCAAACTCACCCCCCAGCCGCCCGCCTAGCCGCGATTTCCCCCACCGCCTCGCTGAACGTCCGACCACCTGCCGGGGCATCCAATGGCGCCGATGGCTGCACGCTGCGGGTGCGATCGGGGAACAGGTAGCGCTCGCTGGCGGTTGGTGCAGTCAGGGCACGCTGCAGCAGCCCCCTGGCCCGTTCCTCGCTGATCCCCTCAGCCTTGGCCAGGGCCCTGACCCCTGCCGCCTGTTCCTCCCGCCAGAAGTCGTTGTCGAGCAGGGTGTCACGAATCACCGGGTCAGCCTCCAGCACTTCATCAGCCGGCAGCGGGACCGGTGTACAGCGGCATTGCGGATGGGCTGGGATGACCACCTGATCAGCCGGGAAGATGCGGCCATGGCGGCTGAGGCACCAGCGGCAGGTGCGCTCATCAGTGGCGGCAACCCAACGGATGAAGCTGAAGCCCTCGGCCAGGTTGTGATCGATGGCCCCCTTGACATAGGCATTGGCCAGTTCTGACCGGGCGATCACCTCGGCACGCTGCCGTAACCCCATCCGTGAGGTCTTGCCGGTGGGGTCGGTTGTGCCCTCCAGCGCCCCAACGATCTGCCGTTCCAGCCGGCGGGGGCCCCAGCCACGGGCGACGCCTTCGCCGACGATCTGCGCGATCTGATCACGGAACCGTGCGGTCTCGCCCTGCATGAAGGCGGTAGCGGTCTGGGCAGCGGCGCGGATCGCCAGCGGATTGGCCCCGGCGAAGGTGGCGCTGGCACCGGTGACGATCCCCTGCAATGCGGCGGCAGCTTCACCGCCAACGGCTAGGGCCTCGACCAGATCGGTGGTGAACTGGCGCTGCCAGCCGGCGATCTCTTCTGGCGGCAGGAACTGCTGAGCGTCCCGCAGGATGGCCCGGTACTTGGCGGTCGCTTCGGCGGAGCTGTAGGCGCCGGGGGCCCTGATGGGATTGCCCTCGGGGTCAAGATCGGAGGGGCCCACGGCATTGAAGTAGGCGGCATAGTGCCGCTTCAGGTCACCTAGCACGCGATCCAGTGCGGTGCGCAGCATGGCGGTGGTGTTGGCCAGGGCGCGGGCTTCCAGCTGGTCAAGGATGGCGGCGTAGTCGTCAACGACTCCGACGATGCGGGTGGTCATCAGTTAGCGGCGCCGATCATTTGACGGGCCGATAGCGTTTGAGTGTTTTAGCCTTGCCAATTAAACTGAGCTGACTCATCCCAGTGTCTATAGAGCGTATACGAGGATTCTGCTTCATTCGCCAAACTCCGGTTTTACTGATTCGAGTGTTGTTCAAAATCTGCTCTCTACGGTTGCGTTGCGCTGCTTTTGCTTGACTGCGAGTTCTAGTAACATTTGAGGATACCTTTGATTGTTGCTTGGGCTTAGGTATAGTCCCTTTAACCCTTGGTGCGCGAGCAAAGCCATTGCGTAGTGAGCTGCTGTATCCCAGCTCACGGCGACTTAAGGCACCACCTTTTATAGCTGCTCTAGATAGTGTTGTTTTCTGTGCTTTTGTTTTGGCCGCTGCTAATTTATTGTATTCCTGGATTTTATCGCGTGTAGTCATTGCGTCTCTGCGGGCCTTAATCCGCGCCTTGTCTTGCCCAAGGTCATTAAAGCGGCCAGGTTTGTTTCTGTTTGGTTTCTGCGTGCTATATCGTGGTGGCTTTGTCATGGCCTTGCGTACGGATGCGTAAGCCTCGGGCTGGCTCTTTTGATTAAGCATCCCAACACTACCTCCCTCCTTTCTTGCAAGGAAAGATTTCGCTCTTGCGCCTACCTGTATAGCATTTAGGCGTTTAACACCTGTTTTTTGGTCTGAATTACGAACCACATTATTGAGGCGATTAGTAACTCGATAGACTTTGCTATCGTCAATTTTTGCTTTTTTGCCCGTTTTAACTTTTCCTACTGCCGACTTGACTGCCGCAGCCCTCGCCTTCACCCTCGCCGTCACCGCCCCCTGCTTCAACCCCTTGGGCTTGGCCACGGTGCCCCTCGATGCCGCACCTTTCACCGCCGCACGATTCCGCTTCTTGCTGGCCTTCAGGTAGGTGCCAGCCCGCTTGACCGCCCCGCGCTGGGCTGGTGATGCCCCAGGGCCAGCCTTCGCCCTGGCACGCCTGAGGCTGGCCCGTGCCGCCAGTGTCCCCCCAGTGCTAAGCCGTTCCGCGCTCTTACCAGGCTTGATGCGGCCCAGCATCTGCCGTTGGATTGCCATCGTTTGCCGCCGTTGCTGCCGCGCCTTGCCACGCTTGCCGGCGCCTTCGTTCATTTTCTGGCCCGATAGCCGAGCACGGGAAACACCGACAACCTTGGGCGCCTTGATTCTGGAGCCTGGGGCCTGAGTTGGCTTGACGGTAGCGGCAGGTTTGACCGATCCCCTTGTCTTACCACCCTTTCCCACGGTGCCAGCCCTAGGCGCTGCGGTCATCCGACTGGTCTGCGTCGCTCGCTTGCCACCGCTAGCAGTCTTCAGCCTGCCGCCCCTGGCCGTCGCACCAGTGCCACTACTGGCAAACCTGCCGCGATTGTCTCGGGTGTATTTCCTAGCCATGCCGATCAGCCAATTCTACCTAAGCTTTCCTGTCAACCTTTCTTTTTGCGACGCCCTTTCTTTGGTGCCCCAACAGTGTTTCGTGGCCCTGGGCGCAGATTGTTCTTCCCTCTTGACGGTTTACCAGGCCCCATAAATGCCAGCTGGTTGCCATAGGTCACACGGGCTCTGGCCGCAGGCTTGCTACCCTTTTCTGCTGCCGCTGTAGCTCGCTCCATGCGACGCCGAATCGCCTTGGCGCCATACCTGCTGCCGATCGTTCCCATTTCAGCTTGAGATATTAGGCGATCGGTTGAGTCCTTGGAGAATCGATTGATAATTGATTTTGCATTGCTGCGCTCAAAGCTTCGACGCGCTTTATCAAGCTTAGGTTGTACCTTTTTTATTCTATCATTAAAGCTGCTAATAGAATTTGTGACATCTTTAAGCGAGGTATCTATTCTTCTGTCAATCTGCTTAAATTTTGCCTTTGTGGTAGCTGCATTATATGGCTTGATATTGTTTGAGGGTGACTTTTTTGCTCTGCTTAAAGGTCTGACATTATTCTTTGCGTTGATCGGTTTTGGGGATGCAACGACCCGGCGAGCCTTACCACCCTTTCCCACGGTGCCCTCCATAGGCGTCCGCGCTATTTTCTTGGCCTGCGTGGCCCGCTTGCCGCCGCTGGCGGTCCGCAGTCGCCCCCCGCGTGCCGTCGCTCCAGTCCCCCCACTGGCAAACCGGCCACGGTTATCTCTGGAGTATTTGCGTGCCACAAAAAAGCCCAGCCAGAGGGTACTGACTGAGCTTTCCGCTGTATTGCGCCGCTACGGCTTTTTGATCGTGCCGGCCAACTTGGGGCCGTTGATCACCTTGCGGACGCCGTCAGGCCGAATCCGGCGACCGATGGCGGTAACGACCGGAGCGGTCATTCACCCACCACGCCGTCGGCTTCATCCTCATCCTCATCGGCCGCCAAGCCCGCCAAAATCAGCTCGGCCTTTACGACGTCCAGCACGCCAATGACCTCAAACAGGCCGCACTCAGAGCCTTCAACTAGGTCGGTGATGTCTTCATGCAAGGTTTCGGCGGGGGTGATGATTTCAGACATGGGGCAGGTCCTTGGGTGGTCACGGCTTAGCTTACCTGCTCTTGCTCCCGGCGTCTACGCTTCCTGGATCGAGCAACCCGGTCCGCTCGATCGGCACGCCCCGCTTCGGTGTGCAGTCGCCAGCATTCCCAGCAGTGATCACCGTGGGTGCCGGTGTGCTGGCGGGGGCAGCAGTCGCAGGGGCGTAGTTCTGCGGGGGGCAGCAGACCGGCCTGACGGTCGCGGTAGCGGCGCTGGCGTTCGGCTCCGGTGGGGTCAGGCATCAATCGTCGCCGCCTTCTGGAGCTGCTTCTAACGCTTCAAGCAATGCTTCCATGTCAAGCAGGAATCGCTCTGCTTCACAACGAATGGCAGAAGCTGCGGTTCCTTCGGGCGTTAAATCCTGGAGAAATTCGCTAATGATAAAAACGACCTCGCCACGGGGCTTCCCGCTGGTGTGTTTCAAAAGCGCAGCTTGGCTGCCAGCCCTTTTCTCAAGCTGCTCATACACTATCTCTGTGTACATGCGGCGAGCGTCAGCAAAACTAGGATCCATGGCCGGGGAAGTTGAAGTGTTCATGGCGGGAAAGCGAAGGTGGATGTGTTGCCGGGAAGCCCCGGCGGGCTAGGGCGAGCTTGCAAGGTGGTTTAATCGGCGCATTTTGACCGGCTTGACGCCTGTCGGTTGGTGCTGTAAGCCTATGAAAGCGGCCAGCACCGGCCAGTCGCAGCTCCCAAGCTGCGAAAAATGTTCTAATGGTCGCGCTGATGTAATTGCTCTCAACCCTAAATAAAGATCGACAGAATCATAGTTGCCGCTGGCAAACATATATGCCGCCCAATGGGTGTGGATCATTTTTGCGTATTTCTTTGTGGCTAGCTGGCCACTGCCCCGAAGGGCTACGGCAGCGTTGGCAGCTTGAACGATTTTGCCAAGGGTAGTCACTTGCATGGTGGTAGTGGTCATGGCTGAATGATGGTGGATAGCAGCTGAGCGCTGCAGGCTGGCCGAGGGGTCAGGGCCAGCAGGCAGGGGTCAGGGTTTGGGGGTCAAGCGGTCATCATGTCCCAACCGTTGTCTTTGACCGAAGCGGAGGAGATATACCAGCCGTGAAAATTGGCTGATTCGCTGCCGTCGCGCCAAGGGCGGGCCTTCGAGCGGGCCGGAGTGTAGGCGTGCGGCATGGTTGCGTGTTCAAACCAGACGCACTTCTCTGTGCGCTTAACGCAGGTAACAGGAAAGGAGCTGTGAGCGCAGCTCAGCGATCCGTAATAGGTTTGACCGACTTGAAAAGGAGCAGCGGTGGCGGTTGTCATGACTGGCTGATTGCGGTAGTGGTGGCTCGGGGTCCCCCTTGCCTGTCTTTATATGGTAGCCGGTCCGTTACGAGATGGCGAGGAGATGGTGGACCGGTTCACAGATTGTCGCAATCAGTCAGATGCGGAACCCGACCCGCGCTTCGGACTCCTGCTGCCAGCGCTCCAGATCGTAGCTGCGTCGGCTTGCAGCATCCCTCTCCCAGTACTGCGATGCCTCCATGTCGTCGGCTGCGGTGACGCCGTGGGCCAAGCTGGTTACTTCGTGGGCGGGAACGATGACTAGGTGATTCATTGCCAGGGTGCTGGGTTGTTGGATGGTTGAAGAGCGGACAACAGGGGCCTGAAGGTGGACCCCTGCGTTGGTGTTAGCCCCAGATTTTCTTGTGAGCGTCTGCAGGCTTGCGGAACGCCTTGGCTCCTGCGGGCTTCTCGAACTGAATTGTTGTGCCTGCCGTTGCGGGGATAGGACCAAGGTTCAGGGTTGAGATTGTGTAGCCGTTGCGAAGTGGGCCGTTGATGTACCAGGTATTGGCGATGTGCAGCAGGCCACGGGCTTCGGTCTGGGTGCCATCCTCGCGGGTGATGAGGATGTGATCAATTTCTTCCCCGCGAAACTGCGTCCAGAACTGGCCGGCGGCGGCGAAGTCGGAAACGGTCAGGGTGGTGGTCATGGCTGGCAGTCGGTGGCGGTGGTGGTGGTGGTTGGTTGCCCCCGGACTACTGGGGGCGGTTCGGCTCGGTTTAACGCCTGTAGCCGGCTGGCGATCGGTGGATCTCTCCCCCGGTCTTCATATAGTAGCCGGTGCGTTACGCAACACGCGGGGGAAGGGGTGACAGTTCACAGATTGTCGCAATCTGGGCCGGGCATGAAAAAGCCCCGTGTGACCGGGGCGGTGCTTGCCGATCACTGCAGTTGATCGCGGTGTAGCGGTTCCTCACACCCCTTACGCGGAACTGTCACCTCCCGCACTTGCTCGGACTGCCGATCCCAGACCTTGAATTTGGCGCTGGTGGTGCCGTGGCCCCAGAATTCGGGAGTGCGGCTCAGCCAGATCAACAGCTCAATACTGTTGGCCCAGGCAGTGGCGCCGATCGACTCCAGTTGCTCAATCGTGCGGCAAAGCTCAACGCCAGCAGCGCTGCGAACCGTGAAGCCCGCAATTCTGCCGCCGACTTCATCGGCATACACCAGCTTGGTATCGGTGGTGGTCATGTTCAGCGCAGCCTCTGGGCTGCCGAGCGGGGCCGCCCCCTGTCGTCATATTGTAGCCGGTCCGTTACGGCTCAGCAGTAACCAGCCCGCACACTTCGCAATCCGTCACAATCCCTCAGCCCTCATCCTCGCCCGGTAGCTCCTCATCCAGTGGCGTGATCGTGTCGTCCCGCTCCGGCGTCGGCGCCCCCAGCATCGGCCGCTCCCGGTTGATCCGCTCCATCTCATCGGCCACGCTGGTTGTTGACCGGTTGAACCCACCACGAATCAGCTCCGCAACGCCGCTCTCCTGGCTGATCAGCTCAACACCACCAGCAAGCCGCTGCAATGCGTCTGCTCGTTGCGCATCCACCGGGGGGGCGAAGGCGTTTTCGTCCATGGTCAGGCCGGCGCCTACTGCCAGCTTTTCGCCGGTGTAGAGGCACCAGATCACAAGGATGGACTGCATAACCGACTTCTTGCGCTCGCCCATCGCCCTAGTACTCGCCTGGGTTCGGCCGCCTTCCATCTGCGACTGGGTGGCGGTCTTGGCGATCTTGCTCTCGCCGGTCAGGAAACCCATCAACTGCTGATCAATCAGCTCCTTTACTTCGGCGACTTGAGCCCGCTGCTCAGCCAGTGAGGTAGCCGCAGGCTCAGACCAGTAGAACTTCCCTCCCGTTTGCAGCCTGATTACAGTGTTGGGCCCGATCACCAGCGGGGCGGCAGGCTGGCCAGGGCCAGGCGGTAGGCCACCTTCCTCCACCGGCACCGGCATGGCGCACTTGTGGGTTTTCTCCTCTAAATCGCTTGACTTGCGGAAAAACTGGAAGCACCTCTCCACCACCTGCCGCAGCGGTAGAGCACCTTGGCCGAAGCCAGCCTTCTCGGCCGAGTACCAAACCACGGGGCAGATGGTCAGCGGCTTTTGGTTCGAGTCGAGGTACTCCCCGTTTTCTACCTCCTGGATTTCCATCGAGCCATCGGCACGTTTCACCAGTCGGTAGAGCGTCCACTTACCCGGCTCGATCACCCGGTAGCGCTCTTCATATTTCACCCCAAAATCACCATCCTCACTGTCAACTTCCGCCCATTCCAGGAAGGTGCAGCGGGTCACCACCTCAACCGAACCCACTACGGCGGTCCGCCAGTTCAGGCAGGTGGCACGGGTGCGGCTGACTAGGTATGGGCGCCGCTTTGCCGCTGCTTCACTGGCCCCATCGGTGGGCTGGCCATCTGGCATCTCCACGATGATCGGGACGGCGCCATCGCGCAGACACAGGGGATCCACGGTGAGCCAGAAAGCCTCAAGCGAATTGCCCTCCAGGTCTACGTTATCCTTGGCTGCTTCAAATGTTGGCGGCGGATCCTTCAACTCAGAGCGCGATAACACTCCAGCGAAACCCTCCAGACCCGCTCTGAAAAAATCGGGAAATACAGCACGCCCTAGCCGGCCTTGATAGGCTTCGGGTGGTTCGGCTGGCTCAGTCGGCAGGTATTTGCGCTTGACATCATCACCATTACCCTTGAGGCAATACCAAGCGTCATAGGCACGCTCCAGATCTTCCTGATGCTCCTTTAGTACCGGGTGCTGAAAGCTCGGCAGCTTGGGGTCAGTTCCAGGATGACTCGACTTCACCAGCGCCTACGATTAGCCTGCTACTGGAGCTTTCCTGCTGGGCTATAGCTTTACCGCTCTAGGGTGTGGCCGTCGCTGGTTGCGGCCGAACAGCGACGGCTGAACGACTGGGGAAGCTGCGGGCCTGGGCTGGCGTGGGCTGCGGGCCTTGGGTGCTGGGGGTGTGGCCACCACGTCAATGCCAAGGATCCCCTGGCGGAACTGCTGCAAGGTCTTGCCGCGCAGCTGGGCCTTCTGGCGGTTGTCAAATTGGATGATGGGCCCGTATGGGTAGGGTCGCTTGAACGGATTGGCGGACCATCGCTCCAGCAAGCCACGATCAGCGGGCCGTAGGTTGCTGAATGCCTGTTCGGTGAGGAGGAACAACGCCGGGACAAGGCTGTCATCCACGGCCTCGGGCTGGTGATCGCTGATCAGGGTGATCTCGTCTTCTAACTGAACAGTGCCGATCATGGCACCCATCATTTCGGTGATCTCAGCCTCGGTGAAGGCGGGGATGGCCTCCACTATCTGGGCCAGGGTCAAGCCTTCGGCCAGCAACCTGCGCACCTTAGGGTAGTACTCACGCCACTTACTGGGCATTTTCACGTCGTAGCCATGATCCCTAATGTGGTGCTTGATCTGCCCCTCGATGTATTGGCAGACGCAGGTACTGATGGCGTACGGGCGACCGGTGCCAGGGTTGAGGCGCTCGGGATCGTAACGCCGGCAGCCGGTCACCAGCCCCTCCAATGCAGGGCCGATGAAATCGTCATAGGGCCGACCGCAAAGCCTTGACCATTTGTTGGCAGCTTTGCGGGCGAGTCCTTGGTTTTCGACGATCAATCGCTCTGACAGCTCGGTACGTGGCGGGCTGCCAGGTTTGACTGGCTGCTCTAGGGGTTCTCCTTTACGAACAGCTCGCCGCGATCGAGTAGCACGACGTGGGCGGGGGTCAGGTGGATCTTCACCTCCGGCGATGGTGGCGTCCAGCTCCCCCCGAACCGGAATAACTCCAGGTGGCTCCCCTGCGACGACTGGCGAAGGCGCCACGTCCCCGCCACCGGCTTGCCGACCAGTTGGGACAAGGGTGCTGGTGGGAGCTTCAGGGTTGCCATCGGTGGGTTGCGGTTGCGGGTTGGGGATGGTGGTCATGACTGGCGGCCAGATGCACGGATGCGGATTGACCATCGCTTTGCCTTGATTGCCAACTCATCAGCTTCACAAGCCTGTCGTTTCTGCTCCAAGGCGGCTCGGCGGTTTTCCTGATCCTTGCGGAAAATATCCAGTACCTCAAGCGGCAAGAATACGTGACCCCCGTAATCTTCGCCAAATTCAGGGCCAGCCATCTGGTATGCCCACAGCCTGCTCTTGCTCATACCGAGAGGCCTTGCCCCTTCATATTGAATGCTGGTAATCGGGATCATCTCCGACCAGTTCTGCTCCAGCAGCCAATCAACGACCGCAGGGGGCGGAAGGTGCGGGTCGCGATTGTAACTGGCGTCGTCGACTACGATTAAGTCACGAAACTCAACTTCAGGCAGTTCGGCTCCGGTGAGGTAGTCAACAGGGCGGGTGTCCATGGGTGTGTCCTGTGTGGGTTGGGTGGTCATCGAAAGCCGGGGATAGGCGATCGCCTAGGCACCGGCTCCCGTGGTGGCGGGGCGGCGGCGCCATGGCCATAGGTGGCGGTGGTGATCCGCATGGGGCCGGTGCTCTGCATCGCATTGATCGCCTGGCTCAAGGCGTCCACTTGGTCGTCGAAGGTATCGCCAGGGAACTTCAACAGCTGCGACTTAAGCAGCTCGGTCAGCGGGTGCCACCGGGGCAGAAACACCCGGCCCTTATTGAACTCAGGCGTAGCAGCATTGGCCCTGGCAACCTTCCCGCCTACCGGATCGACTGCATGAACAATAAAGCCAGCGGCGGCACGCTTCAGGGAGCTGATAACGGCGCTGCCATTTGCCTTGTCCTCAACAAACAACTCTCCAAAGTTCCAGGTCGGCCACATTGCCCCAACGGTTTCTTCGGTTTTAGCGAAGTCCATCCGCTGATTTAGCAGGTCAACCAGCCACGCCCCAGATCCGTCCTGGCCCCACAATTGCATAGCCACCATGTCACTGCCGGGGCTGTCCTTGAAGGTGCAATCAAGGCTTGCCAGCTTGCGCACAAAGCGATCGGGCAGTATTGCGTCACCTTCTAGCCCAGGGCGCTCGCGGGTGCCATAGAAGCGGAACATCCCCGCATTGAACACCGTGCCACCTGCCGGCTGCGGGCGCTGCTGGTAAAGGGCTGCCCAGTCTCGATCTGGGGTGTTCAGCTGCTTTTTTCGTGCCCACTCGGCATCGTACCGATCGGGATCCAGTGCTTCACCGGGCTGGCGATGGTCAGGCTCCAGTGTGAGTGTTGCCGGCACCGCAACCTGCACCGGCTCGGCGATGATCGACATCTGGATCACATGCCACGGCTCGGCCGCGTCTGCGTTGCCGTCGCGCTCCAGTTCCTCAACCTGAGTGATCAACCAGCCGATCAGGTCGGCATCGGCCCATCGAGTATGGGTGATCAGCTTGAGACAGCCGGGTTCCTCACGGGTGTTGAGCACTGTGGACCACCAGTCGTAAAGCTGGCGGCGATATGCGGCAGATTCGGCCTCCTGCCGGTTTTTGATCGGGTCGTCAACATTGATGAAATGGGCGGGCAGGCCGGTGCCTTTGCCGACGCCTGCACCCCAGAAGCCACCAAGCTGACCAGCGACCTTCCAGCGGCCCTTGCCTGAGCTGCTGGGATCAAGGATGCCACCAGAGGTGGTGAAGTAATCACGGGCCGCCTGGCCAAACTCTTCGGCGAGCGGCTGGCTATGGGCACCCTGCCCCCATGTGCGATCGGGATAGCGACGGATAAACCAGGACGGCAGGAAACGGCTGAAAATGGTTGACTTGAAATGCCGTGGCGGCAGCATCAAAAGCAGCCTGGGGATCTCGCCAGCGCCAACCCGCTGGCCGATCTCTACGAGGCGGGTGTTGTGCCGGGTGAAGGGGAACTTGGGGTAAACCGCTGCAATGTGATCACCGAAGGACCGGGTGTAGGGCTCCTGTGGTGTGTTTGTACTGGCGTTAGCCTCGCGCTCCAGCTCCAGCACCGCGAGGCGTGCGGCGGCAGTGGGGGCGCGGACGATCACGCGGCCACCCCAATCCGCTGCAGCTTATCGCGCTGGCCAAGGCGCCAAACCGCCAAGCGTGACCGATGCGGTTGGGCAGCTTTCTCGCGCTTTGCCTTTAACGCGACCCGTTTGGCGATGCGTTTAGCTTCACGTTTTGCCTTGTCTTTGGCGCGTTGGATCTCCCGTAACTGGTCAAATAAATCTAAATGAGCGTGGTAAAGCCGCTTTCCATGCGTATCCATCTTGCCAAAATATTTTTCAAAATATTCTTCATAGCAACGCATGGGCTGTTTGCAGCCATACCAAGTCGTCGCCATTTTTTTCCCCAATGAGGTGCTTCGGAAATCATCAAACCCCTGATCAAACACCAGCGAAACCACTACGGCCTGTATCTGGTAGGGCCAGCAATGAAAGTATGGCAATAGATCGTCCAGTTTTTTGGCAATTGACTGCAGGTCATCCGATAGCAGCTCAAGCGCCTTGTCTTTTGTGATTACCTGCCCTGCCTCAACATCCATCCCGTAATGGCGGTAACCAATGCACCAAGGACCATCCGGTGTGCCGACCCTTTCAAATGCGTCCCGCGAAATGTAATGGGGGGCGTCCGCGCCTGCACTTTCGTAGTATTCACTCCAGGGAAGATGGGCGTCTTCTCTAAACGTGTAAAACCCGGTGACAATCTTGACCACGGGCTCAAGCCATGGCGGCTGTGTTGCGGGCGTCACGCCACCGGCCCCACTCGATGCACGGCCCAGTAGGCGCCGGGCGCCAGTTGCGGCCCGCTCTGCAACCTGCAGTCCAGCAACTGGTGTTCCAGCAGTGCCGAGATGCGCCGAAGGACCGTGCCTTGATCGCACGCCCACCGGGCCTGCAGTTCCAGTGATGTGATCTCCGGGATCAGCCCTGCCCGGATGCGCATACCCAGCCATTGCGACAGATCGAGGCAGTCGAGCAGGGTGATGGGTGGCACATAAGCGCGGCGTGCCAGCAGGGTGCGAACCAGGTCGGGGGTCACGCCTGCCCCCCAAACTGGCGGAGCATGGCGCGGCAACAGGCCTCCGTCACAGCAGCCTCACCGTGCTCCGCCTTGATGAGGGTCCAGCTCTGCTGGCCAGCCACGGCGGCAAAGCCCCGTCTCACACGAGACAGGAATTCCCACCCTCCCGCCTCAATGCGGTCGGACGACTGCCCGCCACGGCGCCGGATCGACTCGGCCACGGACACATCCAGCCAGAGGGTGAGATCGGCCATCAGGCCGCCTGTGGCCAGAAACTCCAGTGCTCTAATCAGGCCCAAGTCCAAGCCCCTGCCATAGCCCTGATAGGCGGCGGTCGATCCGGTGAAGCGATCGCACAGCACCCAATCCCCAGCTTCAAGCGCTGGCCGCAGGACGGTTTCGACGTGCTGGGCCCGATCGGCGGCATACAGCAGCAGCTCTGCACGGGGCACCGGGGCCGCTTCCCCAGGAGGGTGCAGCAGCAGCTCCCGCAACGCCTGGCCCAGGGCGGTGCCCCCAGGCTCACGGCTCACAACCACGCGGGCGCCGGGGGGCATCAGGCCGCTGGTGGGTAGCCATTGGCGCAAGGCCTCCAGTTGCGTGGTCTTGCCACAGTTGTCGATCCCTTCGAGGACAATGAAGCGGCCACGGGCTGGGGTTGGGTTGGTCATGCCTCCCCCTCTCCCTCATGTGTCTCCAGTCCACGGGCATTGATCTGCAGCATCACCCGACGCTCATCCTCCGGCGTCAGGCCAGCAGCGGCGATGGCGTCAACCACGGCGGCGACGGTCTTGCGTTCGGTGCGACGTTCGGCGGCGGCATCGCTGAAGTCATCACGGAAGAATGGATGATGGGTCAGGAACCAGGTGGCAGCCGTGGTGCTGCCGTTGGAGGATTGTTCCTTAAGATTGGTAAGGTAGTTTTTGCCCGTATTTATCCATCCTTCATGGATGGTGTTACGAAACTGTGCTCGCAAATCATCGTCCGGAAGGTCTTTCCCCTCTTTGATCCAGCAGTGGGCGGTCTTCCTGCTAATTCCAAGGCTTGCCGCGATCATCGTCACGGTCGCTCCTGTTTCCGCCATGGTTCCAGCCCCTTTGACCATGGCGGCTGTCAGCAAGGATGGGCGGCCACCGGCTGACACAGGCGATAACGCGGCGTTACGGTCGTGCATAGTCTAAGCCATTCCTGCAGTTTATGAAAGGCAGCAAGCCGTCAAACTTTCGCCAATGTCACGCCTGCCGGCTGCTTTTGGTACTTGCCCTCGCCGTAAGCGTTGTCACATGGCAGCCCTTCGTAGAACAGCGCCTGGCAGATACCCTCGTTGGCGTAGATGCGGCAGTCAGCCCCGGATGAGTTGCTGATTTCCAGGGTCAGGTAACCTTCCCAGCCAGCTTCGCCTGGGGTGAGGTTGACGATGATCCCACAACGGGCGTAGGTGCTCTTGCCGATAAACTGGGCGGTGACGTTGGGCGGGAGCTTGAGGTAGGGGATTACTGCCCCAAGGCTGTAGGTGTGCCCAGGGAGGATGAAATAGTCGCCATCCTCCTCATGGTGGTGCAGCTCTGCGTGAGCCAGGCAGCGGTCATCAAAGTTCTTGGGGTCAACGATCAGGCCAGGGACGTGCCGGAAGATGCGGAAGTCCTTAGGCGAGAGAGTGAGATCGTAGCCGTAGGAGCTGGCGCCGTAGCTGATGACCGGGCGATTGCAGGTGTCCCACGGGGCGACGGAAGAATGCGCTTCCACTTGCCGGATCTTCCCCGGCTCAAACGGGCTGATCATGCCCTGCTCCGCAAGCTGGCGGATGCGCCAATCAGGGATCGGGCCGGCTGGGCTGGGAATGTGGATCGGGCCGTGGTTTGGGAGAATGGTTTTCTGTTGCTCGGGTGTGGCGGTCATTTTGTGATGGGGGTCATGGGTTCGTAGATAGCGCGGGCTTGGTGCTGGGCGATCTGGCGGAGGTCCGTCCAGTAGGGCGCTTCGTGATTGGGGGGCAGGATCAACGCCTCTGGAGTGCCGTTGGTAGAGCGCACTTCCAGG